AATATTAACTGAATCTAATACTTCTTTTTCATCCCATTTATAATAACCACCAATCATCCCAGCATGTATAAAGTCAACACCCATCATACCAGCTAATTGACACATTACTCTCCAATCAATATGAAAATCATGGTTTTTGTTAGTTAATATTTTATCACCACTTTTCTGAAAATGGACAAATATGGGTAGATCTAATTCACGTATTGCTTTGTATACTCCTAAACCACACCAAAAATTAACATGAACTCCATTTCCTCCTAATTCATATACTTGTTTTACTCTGTCTAAAATATAAGGATAATCTGAGTGGATTGAAACACAATATACTACATTTTTATCTTTAAGGTAATCCATTATTAATGGTACTCTTTTTTCAATAGGGCAAAAACTAGGATCAGATAATATTTCATCTTCTTTAATAAAATTACAACCACCTTCAACTAATTCTTTTACCATTTCAAGCAATACTTCAGGTGTAATTCCCGTTTTTGGTTTTACTATTGCCCCAAATAAGGGTTTGTCTTTTACTCCTGTAAATTCTCTAATACCTGTTATTCCAAATTTAGGTCCTAAAAAGCAATCTTTAACTGATTGTGGGAAGGTAATATCTAAAACATGACATTTATTAATATCATCAATATCCATTTGTCCACCCATTATATTAACTAACATATGAGCAATACCATCAGTTTTAAAATCAATATTAATTACAGGAAAGGCTATTTCAACAATACCTGATTTTGTATTTAGAATAGAAGGATCATCTGGTGTTATAATTTTACATGAATGGTTTTCAAATAATTCATCCGTTTCCCATTGGTTTCTAACCTTTGGATTACCTACACTTTGTCCTATAGATAAATTCCAAGCTGCATCCTCTAATGTTGTTTTAGATTCTAAATAATATTTTACTAAAAAATATTTATTTAAGTCAATTTCATTTTTACTTCTTAAGATTGATAACATATTTGTCTTTGGTATTTGATGGTGTTTTAATAATTACTATTTTACATTCCTCAATAAATTCTGGGTCTGCTATTTCATATGGAGGTATTATAAATATATCCCCGGATTCTAATATTTGGTCTTGGATTTTCATTTTACCTTTAATTAATAAATTAATTTCGGTCCCTTCTTTATGATAATGGTAATCCCAAACATCACCTTTAGGGTGGGTTTTGTAACATGCTTCAAAATCAGTGGTCTTAAAAGAAGTAGGTTCAAAATTACCTACAAACCAACCATCTTTCATGTCTTTTAGTTTATAAACTTTCATTATATATTTTATCTGTATATTTTATTAAGTCTTCAGGTGTTCCTACAGCATTATGTTGTTCATTAGGTATATGATAAACTCCTATTTTTTTATCTAATTCTATTAAACTATTATAAGTAGGGGCTATATAAAATTCATTATTATATCTTTCATTACGATTTACCATATTCTCAGCCGAATATACAAAATCTTTTCCGCATCTCCAAAAATGAATCCCATTTAATGAAATAGAACTCAACACTTCTTTTTCTGCTAGTTTGGTACCAAATCCCTCTCTATTTAAACTTATATAGCTATTTTTAGGAGTATTTGATGTGTATGTTACTACAAACCCATCATAAGGGTAGTTTTTTACAAATGTAGAAAATGATTTATCATCCCACCACATTATTTGGTCGCAATTAGTGATAATTAAAGGAAAATCATTATTAATATATTCTTTAGCTAGTAAAGCGGTACAAGCGGCCCCATCTGTTATCTTATCTATTTCAATTACCTTACACCCCTTATATAAGTCTTCTAAAAAAGATTTTAGATTATGTTCTTTTTGACATATAAAAATATAATTCCCTGTTACACCTAAAGTGTCAACTGCGTGTTGAATCATAGGTTTACCCTCAATAGGGATTTGAGGTTTTGGTAATGTATAACCAGAAGTTAAAAATCTAGAACCTTTACCAGCCATAGGAATTAATATATTTAATTTTTTACTCATAAGGTATCGTAATATTTATTTTGTTTTTCTTGTCGTTTAATATCTTTAGGGTGATAAAGTGAAAAATCGTGGGAAGTAGGAAGTGGGGCATATGTTCTGAAACCTTCTAATCTTTCATGAACTTTATTTACCCATTTAATCTCAGGTTTGTTCTTCCAAATTCTCCATTGATAATCAGGCCAATTAACTCTTCCTTCATCATCAATATTCCATCTCCATTTAGTAGTATGTTCCTGGGTTAATCCTTCTACAGTATTTACTCTAGGAACTAGGTATACTTCGTTGTTAGGGTTTTTTTCTAAAATTAAAGGTAAATTTTCCACTAATATCTCATTTGGAATTTCATCTGCGTCTATTTGGAAAATATAGTCCCCAATACATAAATCCTTTAAATAATTTTTCCAATCTGCGAAATGATTTTCAAATTTTTTACGAGTTAATTTAATATAATCACGTTTTTTTAGTTCTATTAAATATTCCCACACTTCTGCTGTACCTGATTTTTTATCAAATAATACTACTATTTCATCTTCTTCTCTAATATTTCCTAAAAGAAACGAAAGTAACTTTTGAATTTCTTCATATTCATTACAGACTGTAATTGCATAACTTATTTTCATATCTACTCTGGTAATACCCCAATATACGATAATGCTCCTATAAAATCACGTTCTGGGAAGTTTTTTATTGTTGTCATATCTGTTTTCCATCCTTTTTCTGGGTCGTTGTGGGCTTTTACTCCAGACCAATACCAATCATCCCTTCCTGTACCGTTAGCAAATACCATCCCTTTATCTTTTATATTTATAGTAGAAGGCATCCAAATCTTACCTGTTTCATCTTCTTCATCCATTAATACTTTATACAATTCAGGCAACAATTCCCACTGTTCATTAAAGAATTCTGTTCCCTTTTTCATAAGTGAATTAGATTGAAACCCACACCCATAACACATTTCAATAGAAATATCTTTTGTTACTTCTTGTTTATAACAAGCATCAGAACCACAACGGGTACATATTATTAATTCATCAAAATTCATATTATATTTTTTCTAAAGTTGGTAAATTTAAATTAGGCATATTTAAATCTAATTGTTTGGGAAATTCTGGTATATTGTTAATTAATATATTATCAATTAATTCTTTCATTTTATTAAAACTATAATTTGAACTAGAATACTTTGATTGTTGCTTAGCTTTTAATTTATATTTTTTGTAATTTTTGAATACATCAGTAAAAGATTGACCTACATGAGGGGTACTTACTTTAAACCATTTAGATTCTTTTATTAACCATTGATTTGCTACTTTAGGGTGAACATTTTCAAGTTCTCCTGGAAGTAAAGTTGTGAAATTTTTATTTAAGAAATCAACATGACCCGACCAACCTGTGGCGATGATGGGTTTATTAAGTAAACTAAATTCTAATAAAGGCCTACCAAATCCTTCACCCTTAGTTAAACTAACCATTGCTTTAACTTTAGGGTTATTATATAACTCATTTACTTCTTGATTACTTAATTCCCCGGTTATTAAGTATACATTAGGTAAATCATTACTATTTACAGATTTTTTAATTCTAAGTATTCTTTGAAGAATTTCATCGCGACTCATATAAGAATCTACACCAATTGAAGATTTTAATATTAATGCAGGTTTTTGTTTTTTGTTTTTAAAGGTTTCAAAAAATGATTTTACTAATAGTCCTACATTTTTTCTATCATGTCCTATGTCCCCATTCATCCAATGTCCTACAAATAAATAACAAAAATTTTCTTTAACATTGTTTAAATCAAACTTTTTATTATCCTTTAAAACTTTATAAACATCTAAATCAGCTCCTTCAAATACTACATGGAGGGGTTTTTGAAGTTTGATTTGACCTACCAATTGGCCTGTTTTTTCATTCTTTTTTTCATATAACATATCTTCAAATACTTTTTTAGAATGCTTTGAAGATACCCAATTTTGATTCATCCTATTTAACCCCTCAATCCATTCAGCTCTGGCTGCAGTTGATTCAATTCCTGCTGTACATCCTATATTATACTTTCCTACAGGTTGAAATTCACTTGGGATTGTTATTTGCATCCAAATATCAGGTTGGGTTTGATTCCATTCTTTTAATGCCATATAGTTAAGTAAAAATTCCCATTCTGGGTGGTCTTTGCAAAACCCCCAAGCGGTTGACCCCCATCTTTGTGGTAATAATTCAACTTTATATTTATCAAGCTCAATTATGGCTTTAATAATATCTCTTGAACGGGCCCCATAACCTGAATAGGTGTCAAAAGGACATGAAATTACAAATCTTGGTTTACTCATTAGTATACAATTTTATGTTTTAAAAATTTACCTTTATATTCATTAGTATTTATTACTTCATATTTTTCTCTTGGTTCCCAAGTATTAAATAATTCAGTAAAAGACTCCATTACTCTATTTGCTTGATGTTTAACTGTAAATCCAGCTTCATCTGAGATAGCCCATTCTCTTCCTGCTAACCCCTTTTGTTTGCGTTCTTCAGGGGGTAATTGATAAACTTCAATCAATCTTTCTGTTACATCTTCCCATTTACATCTGTCATCATATATATAAGGGGTTGGTGGTGAACCTTGAATAGACCTACTAGTTGGATAAACTGGGAAAGCCCATTCACCATGTTCTTTAAATGTACCTCTATGATTAGAAGGTACATTAATATTTGGTGTAAACCATTCTCCATTTTCATCTATAAACCTCATTTGATCCTGCATTCCTCCTGTAGTATTTGCAATTATAGGGGTACCAGATAATAAAGCTTCAGTTAAAGTTAATCCCCACCCTTCATTTGAAGTAATTAATATTTGAACATCTGCTATGTTATATAAATAATTTAATTGAGATTGTGACAATTTTGAAGAAGAAAATATAACATTCTCAGGGTAATCTTCTTCAAATAGATATTCCCTTACTTCCTCTAAATTTGTTCCAGCATCTGTTACCAATTCAGTATGTAATATTAAATAGCAGTCCTTTGCTTCTTTAGAAGGTAATGAATCTAGAAAAGCTTTAAATGCTATCATAGTATCAGGAATTTGTTTTCTCCTAATATTCCTAGAGTTAAAAAATGCCACAAATTTAGGGTTTTTATCTTTAAATAATAATTTTTTAAATTTACTATATTCTTTATCTTCAATAAAGATGGGGTAAAAAATACTTGGGTTTAATCCATGAGGAACATATTTAAATATTTTATTTTTACCTTTATTTCCTAATACTATTTTATTAATATTAACAGTTTGTTTTGAAATCCCCATTAATAAATCACATGCCTCATAATAAGCACTATTATACATTGGAGCAGGATAATCATCCCATATGTTAAGATACGCTATGGGGATTTTTTTCCTAATTTCATTTTCCATGTTAAAAATATATGTAAAATATCTAGGATCTGTAATTAATAAGATAGCATCTGGGTTTTCTATTCCTATTATAGTTCTTAGCATATCTGGAGTACCATAACCATCTGTGGGGTATAACATTACAGAAGAGTCTTCTATATTTACAACTTGGTTTGTATCTTTACTAAGATCTAACCCTTTACCTTTATCAGGATGTTTAATAGCTCCTGCTATTTGGACCCAATTAAAATGGTGTGCAGTATGAAGTACAATTTCTTTAGCTACTGTAGCTACCCCAGAATGTACTCTAATATCATCACATATTAATAATATTTTCTTCCTTTTATCTTTAGGAAGATGCTTATAACTTTTATTCATTAATTTTTGTTTAAAGTTCTATGTTAGTTTGGTTAGTTATTTGTTTTCTAAAATTTTCGTCTGTAAGATACAAAAACAAACTACGGTCAGCAAGTTTTTGGAATGAGAATTTTCTCTTTACACATTCAATTTTAAAATTTTCGAATAAGCCAGCTTGAACTTTTACACTTGTAAGTGTCATTGGTTTTTTAATATTCATAATCTTAATTATTTAATAACATTTATATTTAATTATACATATATCAAAATATCAATAGATTATCCCTTCTCCACATAATTCTTGTTCTTCTTTATAAGGACAAAAAGTACAATTCCATTTTGAAGGGGATTTGATATACTCTCTTTCTTTAATGTTTCCACTACTATTAAAACATTCTTTTATAAAATCATTAATAGCAGTTTTTGCTCTATTTAACTTTATTTTTCCACTTGGGGGAGTAAAAGTTTGTACTCTATATGCTTGGTGGGGTGACATAATTTTATCATCATCCCAATCTAATACTTTCCTTTTTACAATAAAAAATTCAATTTCTATTTTATCTAATGGTATGTTGTATTGTTCAGAAAAGAATTGTTTATATAACAATAATTGAAATTGTTTACTTTCATCTTTTTTAGCAAATTTATTCCATCCTTTAGTACTGGTTTTTATGTCGATTATCTTAAATGTCTCTGTTGCTTCATGGTATGTTACAACATCTAAGTACCCCATATATAATACGTTATTATACATTTTATTTGGCGCGATTACAATTGGTACTTCACAACCTACTAAATAAGTACCTTTTTTACTAAAATATCTGCTACGTTTTTTTTTAAACCAATCTAATATAGCTACCCCATCTTCAAAAAATTCCCTCATTTCAACTGCATCTGAAAAATGGGAATTATTATTTTTTTTATATTGGGTTTGATATTCACCAATAAATTTTTCTTGAAAATATTCTTTAATATCTATTTCTCTATCAGCAGCCGCAAATGATTTATCATATGCTATATCTAAATAATGTTGCATTGCTTCATGAACTGCTGTTCCAAATACAGTATGAATAGAAGAAGTAAATCTTTTAATTTTATCTTTATATTGTAACTTCCACCTATGAGGGCATCCTCTAAAAATAGACATTTGAGAATAAGATATATTCTTTTGAAAAGCAAAGTTTATCTCTTGAGGAGGATTATTTTTAATCTCCTTTACAATATGAGGTAGTTTTTTAGGCAAAATTTATTTTTTCCATTTATCACGTCCTACTAATAAACCAATTATTCCATAATTAGCTATATCAATAAACGTATCTTCCATTCCTTCTCCTTTAACATAATTTTTACCATTACTAAGAAGATTTTTTAACCTTGAAATTTTATCAGTTAATCTAATACATAAACCAGTAAGTGAAAATTTCTTATCTGCTTCATCTTTTAAATCACCACCCAAGGCAATATTATTTAAACCATAATCCATATGCTTACGAGCAAACATCTCATACATTTCACCTTGTATTTGTTTAAATTCCTTAGATAATTCTGGGTATGATGTTTCAAATACTTCGATTACTCCTAAACCAGCAATAATATTTTCTTTTTCAATTTTTTTAGCTGCAGAAGTAGCCATTGCAGTTGCGGCTGTAGCATCAAATTCTGCTTCGCTAACTAATTCAAAATGTTTTTTTACTGAATCTCCCATCTATATAACTTGTTTTCCTGGTTGGAAATATTTTTCTAATATCTCTAATCTTTCATGTGCGCCCGCAAAAGTTTTTAATGCTTCTTGAGCATTTTTATAAAAATCTTCTGTTGTGTGATCACCAATCCCTACTGGATTATTTGATAATAGATCAATACTTAATAGTGCTTTTGCTTTATCCGCTGTTGCAGCTGAATGGAGCATTTGATATAATTTTTCGTTCATTTTAATAAGGGTTTTATTTGTTTTTTTTCTAATCCTATACTCATCAATATACGAAGGACTTCGTCATTCCCCAAAAAATCTAAATATTCTTTTACTTCAGTTTTTGAACATTCCCAATAACTGCTTAAATGATTAAGTAACTCATCATTGTGTTTTTTAATATTAGACTTAATATATTTATTCCATTTATTATTTTTTGGAATATATTCTCTATAAATTGAGTATATTTCTTCTTTATTTTGAGGGTTTATTCTTTGTGCCTCATTAACTAAATCTAAATAGTCTACATTCATAGACATAAATCTATGAATCATATAACTATTCCAAAGTTCCCAGTCTTTATCTGAAAATGATGAAGGATTGGCTTTAATAGAATTAATCTGTTTTAACCAATCCCAAACATTTTTAATCATATTATTTTTCAGATAAAACGCTTTCGTCTGCTAATTCCTCTCTTAATTCTGGTGGTAACCCATCAGCTAATATTTTGTCATTATAGGGATCTATAAAGACTGGAATTGGCATAATTGCATCATTATCAGTACCAGCTACATACTTAGAAATTTTTCTAAGAATAACTGATGATTTCCAAATGTTTGTTCCCTTAGAGTTAATAACTCCTTTAGTAGCTTTTAAATCTACATTTACTTGGGGTTGTTGAGGTTGTTGACCTCCGGCGTTTCCTGCTTTCATATTTATTTATTATTGATTAAATTATTGATTAAACTCATTATATTAATTTCCTTATCAATTCGGAAATTAGCTTTATATTGATGGTCATTAACTAACATAGCTACTGTACCTTCTTTACCAGGCATATATTTACTTGCGCTTTCATATAAAGATCTAAATAAATCTTCATAATCATCTGTATTAGCATTAGCAATTATTTGTCTAATATTTTTAAAATTTGGTTTTGATTTACCTAATTCATCTATTACTTCATATATGTATTTAGATGAAACTAAAAGTGATTTATCTAATTTAAGTTCATTATTAACTGTATTAGCTTGAATTGCATTAATGCATTTTCTTAAATCAGGATAAAACTGTAATACTATGGCACCTAAACTATCCATATCAAATACAATTTTTTCTAAATCCATAATCCAAGATAAATGATAAGCAACTTGCTTTTTATTTGGTGGAACTACTTTAAGTACTTGACATCTAGATTGTAGAGGATCTATAATTCTTTCTACATAATTACAAGTTAAAAT